ACTGACCATTCGGTACAGACAAAAGTTCTGGCAGGTTATGGAGTTAAGTCACACTTTAGCTATAATCTTTCTTTTGCTGACATTGATAAGAGTCTTGATGCTGGGAAACCTGTTGTTATTGGTATCCTGCACCGTGGTCCTTTATCTGCTCCTACTGGTGGGCACATGTGTGTAGTCATCGGTAAGACACCAGATGGTAAAGGATATTATGTCAATGATCCATATGGTTCTTGCAATGACAATTACACTGGTCCAGTAACAAATGGTAAGAAGACCATTTACACTAAGGCAATGCTGAAGCACCGCTGGTGTCCAGGAGGGAACGATGGCTGGGGAAGAATCTTCGATTAATTTCAAGAGGAAAATCTTACAAAAGATTAAAGACCTCACAAATCACGGCAGACACGTAGAAGCACAACAACTTTATTCAAAGTATTTCGAAGGAGACAACAATGGCAAGAGTTGATTTACACAATTTCTTTCAGTTTTATGATGAAAGAAATCCTAACCATGTCAAGGCAGTTCAGTGGTTAGAAGATAACCTACCAGTCAAGTATCTAGAAGATAACGTAGATTGGGCGGAGATTTTTAGAGGAAAAAAGACTAGTGCTGCACCAGCCCCTGCCGCTGCTGCAGCTCCTGTAACAGGTGGTGATGATGTCCCACAAATGGGCATTAAGTTAATCAAAGAGTTTGAAGGATGTCACCTAAAGGCATATCCTGACCCTCTTACAGGGGGACTTCCAATCACAATCGGTTGGGGTTCCACCCGCAAGAAAGATGGTTCAGCATTCAAACTTGGTGATACCCTTACACAGGCAGAAGCAGATGCACTTCTGATTGAACAGTGCAAGAAGGAGTTTCTTCCCGCATTACGCAAAATCCCATATTGGAGTGAAATGTCAGATGGAAAAAGAGGCGCTCTGCTCAGCTTTGCTTATAATCTCGGTGCTGGTTTCTACGGTGGCGATAACTTTAATACTATTACTAAACGCCTGAAGAATAAAGAGTGGGACTTAGTGCCCGATGCTTTATTCCTCTATCGCAATCCTGGTTCAAATGTAGAAGCAGGACTAGCACGTAGAAGAAAAGCAGAAGGCGAGGCTTGGAAAAAAGGATAACTAAATAGTTGCAATCATTACTGATTCTTGATCTTAACTGGTCTGAATCTACATAGCCCGAGTCCTCTGGACTTGGTGAATACTTTACTTTTAAACAAAACTTCGGTTTGTTTCGTTTAGTACACACTGAGTCACAGAGGATTTTTATGTCTTACGCCACAAAGGCGCTCGCTGCAGCGTCTGCTTTGTTGATGGGAAGTAGTGCAATCGCAGCACCATTGGTCCTAGAAGGAAACTACGTCAAGATTGGAGTTAATGATGCTGGAACCGTTGGTTCTGGTGGAGCAACTTCTCCTGGTATTCAGTATGATTCAACTGGAACCGCAACGTTTAATCCAGCATACGATTACCTGACTCCTGGAAATCCTTTTGAAGGATTTACTGTTAAAGGTAAAGACGGTTCAACCGTTCTTTTCAACTACTATAATAACAATAATAGTGTTGGAGGAGCGCAGATTACTGGAACACTTATAGATTATTCAGGTATTTCTTATCGCGGAGTTACTTTTGATAACCGTGCCGTATGGTCTGGTTCAGTAACTGAGTTTGATATTGAAAACGATTATCGCTTTAATGATAACCAACAGTTTGTTGATATCAATACTCGTTTAGAATTCAAGATGAACGTTCCAACATTATACTTTGGACGTTTTACGGATCCAGACGCAAGAGCCGCTGCTGGAGACAGTTCTAGAACGGACAATACTAGAGGATATGCTGGTGGTATTCCAGCAACCAACGTTGTTCTTTCTGAAGCACTTGTATCCAAATATGCTTTAGGATTATTTACTGGACAGATTGGTGGTGTAAATTCTGGAATTAGTGCTGGATGGTCTACAAATCCAGAAGACTATTATAATGGAACTGATGGTGGTCCAAGTGGAGACCATACAATTGGTCTTGGATTTATGTTCTCTGGTATTAATACTGGAGACATTGTAAATATCCAATATGCTTATATTTTTGGACCATCTGCATTCGCTGCTGGTTCTGGTGCAGTTGCTGGTGGTGCTGGAGGAGCGACTCCATCAACTTTTACTGTTACTGATGTGGGTTCTGCTTCTGCCCCTACAACTCCATCTACCCCAACAGTTGTAAGCACAAGCACTGTTAATAATGTAAGTTCATCGACTGCACAATCCACAACTCTTCCTGTCGTAACTGTAAGTCTGGCAGAGCATGGTGCAACCGAAACTGGTGGTCGTCAAAGAATCAATCGCCACACCACCACAAATGTAACCACACCTTATGTAACAACCACAGTTACAACTCCTGTAACAACTGATACTTATAGTGACGGTTCTACCGTTGTTACGAACGGAACACCAGTTACTACTTATAATTTAACAAACTCTGTCGAAACTTCACACGCTTATGACGATTTCTATGGACGTATTGATCAATTAGAAGTTCTTGATGGTATCAATGATAGTATCAACGGACTTTTAAATCATGAACCAACTGTAGGTAAGCAAAGACTCAGAGTATTTGAGAACAACAGATTTGTTCAGTCATACAATGCTGATGGATACAATGCTGATTCCAAGATTTTTGGTGGTGGTTTTGAGTTTGATGCTACCAAAGGTTGGACTGTTGGTTTCCAGTATAATAGAGTTAATATAAACCTCAATGGTGTTGATTCAATTACGCAACACAACAAAGATCACTTTGGTGTATTCAGCGAACTTAGAGGTAATACACTGACTCTGAATACAAATGCTGCGATTGCAAACAGCAAATACAATTACAACAGAACCGTAGAGGGCGTCTTCAATAATGAAGGTGCAACGACTGGTTCTGAGTGGTGGGTTTCGAATCGTTTATACTGGCATCTTCATAAAGCAATTAAACCATTTATTGGTTATACTGTGTGGAATAACAAGAGAAACGCTTATGTGGAAACTGGTTCGATTCAGTCTGCTAGAAGTGTTGAAGAATTCAATCAAACATCTCACGTTGGTGAAGCAGGTCTCAAACTTGAAACTCGTTTTGGTGGTAAGAAGAAAGACTTGTTTGGTGTCAGTGTAGAAGGTGCTTATGGTACTGATAACTCATATGGAGTTACTGCAGAAGTAGATTATAAGGAGATGTTGATTGTTGAAGCATCTCACGGTGTGAATAATGGAGTCACCAACAATTCTATTGCTGGAAAAGTTAAATTTAAGTTCTAAAAACCTAAATAAAACAGACTTCATCACACGGACTGATGGGAAACACAAAGGAAAAAGCTATGGGACAAGTGATTCGTATTGCTATTTTGAGTTGGTCTGCCGCTCTTCTGACTGCTAGCTATGCTGGTATGCTATCCAAAATGGATCCTACCTTTATTGCGACGGTCTTCACCGCTTCTGCTGCCACTTTTGGTATTAATACAATGAAGAAAGGTGGTGAGGATGATGAGAAGAAAGAAGAGCCACGCAGAGAAGCAGTTGTAGAAGCTCCTCCAGAACCACCTGCTCCAGTAGCAGAAGCACCTGTTACAAATCTTGAAGCAAGAGTTGAAGCACTGGAAGAGGGTCAAGTTCAACCCCGCACAGGTGGAGCATAATGGCAAAGTCCGCAAACAAAGGCAAGAAAGGTTCTGCTGGAGGTAAAAACTCTAAGCAGAACCAAGGAAATGCGACGGCAAACAAAGCAAAAAACGGTGGTAAAAAAAAGTGAGGTATTATGCCACGAGAGTGGAACACTCCGATTCGGGAGCCTTGGAATCCTATAATTAAAAAGTGTCTAGACGCAGTTGATAATCATATGAGACTGTATCTAGATACACAAGAAGAGTGGCACCTATCACAAGCAGAAACCTTAAGAAAATATGTAAAAGATTTGAAAGTTTGGATACATCATCAAGAGGGACGAGAATGAAAAAACTCCTCACGGCAATCGGTCTATCATTAAGTTTAGTTCTTCCCGCAAGTGCTGAAAAAATAGTAAAGAAACAACCCACCGTTCCAGCATATAGTCTGGCAGCGATGGGTTGTATGATTCTATTAGAATGTACTGAAGGTGTTGAGAAACTTACATCAGAATCAGAATTACTCAAAGCAAAAGAACTTGACCCATTCAGAGAAGAAGTCAAGCGTATTTTAGTAGGACTAGAGAAAGTCAATGTTGGTGTTTATATTGCTCCACCCAGATATTTCACACCAAGAACAGTAGGGTTATATAAACCAAAGTATAATCGTCTTTTTATAAATGAAGAGTTACTCAAAGACCCAAGAGAGTTTCTAGGAACACTACGTCACGAAGGATGGCACGTTGTTCAGGACTGTATGGGTGGTGGAATAGAAACAGCATTTATGGCTCAGGTTCATCAAGATGCTGAAATACCATCTTGGGTAATGAAGACCACAAGGCTTTCTTATGAGTCTATGGGTCAAAGTCGTGCTGTGCCTTGGGAGGCAGATGCGAACTGGGCAGAAGAACAGTTAGGTCAAACGGCAAAGCACCTAGAAATGTGTGCGAAAGGACCACTCTGGGAGCAGGTAAGACCCACTCCGATGACGATGGAATGGTTGATTGGATGTGGTTGGATGAAACCCCAAGAAGGTCATAAGGAATATACACCAAATAAAAAAGCAGATTATTGTGTAGAAGGTAAGTTCTAATGCCGCAAGAATTTCCTTGGGGAGTAATGGCGATTCTTGGTCCAGGACTTATCTTTGTTTCGTATATCATTTACTATATACTACGGTTAGCAAACGAGGAGATGAAAGATGAACACAACATTACCAAAGGAAGTCATTCTAAAGGCAGTTAAAAACTGTGTTGATGTTTATGCTGATAAGAATGATTTCATTGTAGATAAGAGTATTCCTGGATATTGTATTCTCGCAATTGAGGGAACCAACGAAACATCAGACTGGGCAACTAATCTAAAATTCTTATTCCGTAGTGAGGATACTCACAGGGGATTTAAAGATAATGCTACCAGAACAATTACTGAGTTAGTATTAAACTTTGAGTCACTAGAGAAGGGTAGAAAACTGATTCTTGCGGGACACTCTCTTGGTGGTGCGACTGCGACTGTTGTTGCTGACCTTATGCTTAAGTCCGCACCAGACCTAGCAATCATCACAATTGGTTCTCCCCGTCCAGGTGGTAGAGGTTTGAAAGAAAGACTGAAGAATGTAGAGCACCTTCGTTTTGTTCACGGCGATGATGTTGTTCCCAAAACTCCACCTTTCTTGACTGGATATGTTCATACTCATCCAGAGATTCATTTAGAAGATGCTGATGATAAGAGATTTGATGGTGTAGAAGACCATAATGCTGTTTACTATTATAACGCAATTGAGAAGTTACTAAAATGAAGAACCTAGCACTTATTTTATCAGCGGCAAGTCTGGCGGTGAGTGGAGCACTATGCTATGGTGCTTATGTGACTTATCAGAAAGCACAGAAGATTCTGGACAACCCAGAAGAGTTCGTCGGTGCTGTTGTAGAGAAGCAAGTCAGCAAAGCATTTGAGAAACTTCCTATCCCCAAACTAAATACTGAGAAGTTCAAGTTACCTTTCTGATGGAAAATAAAGATCCATATATTTACAGAATTCGTGAGATTCATAAAGTAGTCGATGGGGATACGATTGATGCGGATATTGATTTAGGGTTTGATATATCTCTCACTAAACGTATTCGTCTTGCTGGGGTTGATACTCCCGAAAGTAGAACAACGGATCTCAAAGAGAAGGCAATGGGTCTTGAATCAAAAGAATGGTTGAAAAAAAAACTTGAAGGTGCTAAAGATATTATTATCAAGACCGAACTTCCAGACAGTACAGAGAAGTATGGAAGAATCATCGGGCATTTGTTTATTAATGGACAAGAGACCTCATTGAATAATCAAATGATTGACGAAGGTTATGCTCTTGCTTATGATGGGGGAACAAAAGATAAAAACTTTAGTGTATTGTTAGAGAAGCGTAAGAAGTAATCACTTTGAGTGAAACTTTTTGTATTGTTCTTTCTTTTGATTCTTCTGTTCTTTCTTCAGTAACTTATTTACTTTTTTAAGAGACTGACTTTTTTCAAACGCAAAATAAACTTGAAGTTCATAGGGGGTAAGGTCTCTGCTTAAGAGTTTCTTACCCCTTACAAATATCTGTTGAACAATAGGTTTCATCTTACCTACCATCCATTCCACCAAAGATTTCCCAACAAGAGCCGCAGCAACAGAAGCAGTAGCAGTGGTGCCAGCAAGAATAACCTGCTCTTTAGGTGGGATAGGGACTTCTCCGACGATTGGTACTTCAATGACGGGCACTCCTAAGTTACTAGTTTTGGGTGCATCATCGGAAATAATCCGATTATCCTGGGGGGTTTGAACAGATGGAGGCAGTTGAGGGGTAGGGGTAGCATCAGGAAGTCCTCTGGTCTTTTCTTCTTTCTCTTCCTGCTGTTTCTTTTGCTCTGCCCTTACTGCAGCATCAAACTCTTCTTGAGTCGGCACATCAATTATTGGATATTTGATAGTTGTATCAGGCATATTAATGATGGGCATATTAATTTCGGGTATAATAGTTCTACCCGTTCTGCGAGTCACAGGAGGTTCTA